GTATGTAAGTCCTTATTATATTTTTGAATTAGAAAATCAAAATAGTAAAGAAAAAACTTTATTTACTGGTTCTGATATATCACCAGTACCATTACAATATAATGAATTTCAATGGGTTAATGGCGTTACATATTCTGCAACTCAAAGTAGATTTAATTTAGATAGTGGAAATTATTTTTTGAATATATATGAAACAGAATTTCAAGGGATTACTAATTCTGCTTCTGCTTCTTTATTATATCAAGGTGAAATAAAAATTGAAGGTGATGTTAAACCAGATACAATATATTATGAAAATAATAATACGATAAAATACTTCGAATAAAAATAAATAAGAATATATGCAAGTTAAAAGAGATGATGATAAATTAATTTCAAATAAATTTAGAGTTATAGATCTAAATACTAAAATTGATTTACCACTTTTTAGAGAAACAGGTTATAGAGATTGGATAGATTATGGAATTGATAATTTATTTCCACAATTCTTACAAGATGTTTATATAATGAAATCTATTACTCAAAAAACAATTATTAATAGAAAACAAAAAATGATAGCTGGTGAAGGTTGGAAAACACCAACTAGTCCTGAACTTTTAAGATTTTTTAAAAATATATTTAGTGATGATAATTTAGACGACATATTATTGAAAATAACGTATGATCTTGAAATAAATGGTGGTTATGCTTTAAATATAATTTGGAGTAAAGATGGTGAAAGTATAGCTCAATTAGAACATATTCCATTCGAGACAGTAAGAATAGATAAGAATAATGGAGAAAAAGGTAAACCAGATTATTATTGGATTTGTGATGATTGGAGTAATACAAGAAAGTTTAAACCTGAAAGAAAACAAGGATTTTCTAAAAAGTTTAAACAAGAAAAAAATCAAATACTTTATAAACAAGAATACCAGCCTGGTTCAAGAATGTTCTACCCTATACCATCTTATTATTCTTCAATAAATTGGGTTTTATCAGAATGGGAGATTTGTAATTTTCATAGGGCAACAATTCAGAATGGTTTTAATGCAGGTTTCATTTTAAACTTCGCAACAGGTGTTCCGAGTCCTGATGAAATTGAAACAGCATATCGTGAAATAGAAAATAAATATACTGGCACATATAACGCCGGTAAATTCATTTTAACATTTTCAAATGGTCAAGATGAAGCTCCTAAATTAGAACCAATTTCCATTGGCTGATACTGATGCAAGATATACTCAATTAAATGATTTAATAAGACAAAATATATTTGTGGCAAATGAAGTTGTTAATCCAGAATTGTTCGGTATATCAGTTCCTGGTAAGTTGGGGAATAAACAAGAAATGTTAGAAGGTTTAGAGATTTTTCTAATCCACTTATGTGAATTATAAACAAAAGTTTATTTAAGATTGTTTTAATAAATTGAAAGATATAAATGGAATAGAAGAAAATCTAATGATAAACAAATATGAATTAGATTTACAAAAAATAAGTGAAACAAATGAGTAATTATGCTTCTTTTATAACAACTAAATATATCAAAGATAATACGGCTGCTTTAGGTTATATAAACGATGATGAATTAAGAACCTTTATACGACCTGCGCAAGACCAGTACGTAGAAAGAGTTTTAGGTTCAAATCTATATAGAGCTTTAATAAACGCTGTAATTAATTCAACTTTATCATCAGACCAAGAAGAATTATTGAGACAATATATTCAACCTGCTTTACAATACTGGGTTATTTATGAATGGGTTTTATGGTCTAATTATAAATTAACTAACAAATCTGTTTCATTACAAAAATTCTGATAATTCTAATCCGGCGGATTTTAGTCTAAGTTATTTCTTTAAAGAATAATGTAAGAGATTGGGCTGAATACTATACTGAAAGAATTTCTAATTATTTAAAAGACAATCCTAATAAGTTTCCTGAATATTTAGTTGGCAATACTGGATTTAGTGATAAAACCCAAAATCTGATAATTATATGATTTTTGGAGGAATGTATATTCCTAAACAATTCGGTTCATTATGTCCAGCTCCTATGGCTTGGGATGCTATAAAATTATATTGGTAAAATGAAAAGAGAAAGAAGAGATAAAAGCAAAGGGAAATATATCTAACCTTATTAGAAGACAAATGATTACAAAAATAAAGCCTTCTAAAAAGATATACAATAGAAAAAAAGATAATAAATTATGCAAACATATTTAAAATCGTTTTTAGTTAGTTTATTAAGTTTTTTTATTCCAGTTGTACCACTACTTTTATTGGTTGGTGGATTTATATTATTTGATACTATACTTGGAATATGGGCAGCTAAAAAAAGAGGTGAGAAAATCACATCAAGAAAATTGGGAAATATAATACCAAAAATGATTTTATATCAAATGGCAGTTTTAAGTGCGTTTGTTTTAGATGTTTGGTTATTAGGTGAGTTTGTAAAATTCATACTTTCAATAGTATTTATTATTTACTAAGTTAGTGGCTATGTACTTTGGTTTTTATTGAGATATTAAGTATAAATGAAAACTTTACTTTTATTACTGGTAAAAATCTTTTTCAATCTTTTAAGTTGATGATAACAAGAGCATCATCAGTTAAACAAGATATAAAAAAATTAAATGATTAATATGGAAAAATTAAAAGAACTCCTTGAAAGAGTATATAAAAAAATTGTAAATAAATGAGTTGGTTAAATAGTAGGCAAAATATATTAGATGGAGATCACGGAAAGTTATCACAGATAGATAATACAGGCGAGAGAATTATATTATTTAAGAGAAGATGATAAACAAGCTTATATAAATTGTTTTATGTTTGGAACATCATCTACTACAATTAAGTTAGGAACTACAAAAGTGAATTTATTAAAATTAGAAGCAGTAACAACTAAAGGATTTTTCAAGAAATGGATTAGTTCATACAAATAATAGATTTACTAATACTGGATCTAAAAAGATTTTTTAAAGGAGAAGCAATTGTTTCTATATCATCAGGGAATAATAATGAAATACATCTAGCTTTTTTCAAAAATGATAGTATAGTACCTTGTTCAGAACAAGAATTAACAACCAATTCTGGTGGTAGATTAAGTGCTGCTCCTATACAATGTTTAGTTGAATTAGATTTAAATGATTATGTTGAAATATGGGTTATGAATAATTCTGGAACAACGGATGTTGATTGTGATAATTATAATTTTATTTTAAATGAAATGTGATTTTTTCATTTTTTAATAATAATATATAAAAGTAAAAAATTATGGGTGCTGCAAAAGATGATTATATAAATAATGAAAATCTAAGATATAAAGATATATTGATTATTAGATTGAAAAAAGAAATTAAAAAATTAAAAGAAAAGATAAATAGATAAACAGGAAAAATGAATTTGATATAGATTATGGGCCGTTAAAAGGAGTTGATTTAAATGGTGTTAATTACACGTATATAAACGATAAGATGTTAGGCGAGGGTTTGGTATGGAATGGTGTAAAAGTTTCGTTAGATACGAGTTTTGATATAAAATTAAATATGATAAAAGTTCTTTTAGAAAGTTTAAAAGAAGATTTTAATTTAAGTCAAGAAGAATTAGATGAAATAGTAAAATTATTAAATAACAATAAAGAAATATCAAATTCATTTTTCCTGATATATTAAATGAAATAAAGGATAAGATAGAACCTAAAATTATTTATAAAGAATTAGTAAAAAAGGTTACTGAATATGTTGAAGTAAGAACAACTAAATATATTGAAGTAAATAAAGGACAAAAAAAGCCTGATAAAGTTGAAAGAATAAATACTGGTTCATTGCCTCCATCTGGAACAGGAGGCTGGACTGATACTGGTAAAGGTTATTGGATTAAACAAAAAGGAAGTAGAACATATTATAAAGTTGGAAATAAAGTTTTAGATGAAGATGGATTTATGAAAGAATATAAAATCGGGCCATATGCTTTTAAGAAACCTAAACATTGGGGTTGGTATTGAAATTAAAGAGGTTTAGAAATGAACCTCTTTTTTTGTTTATGGTTGTTTTTTAAGTTAAGAAAAGGTTGAT